GTCCTATTGCGTTGAGTTGTTTTGATTTTTACAACTGTCCTGTTGTTTTGCTCCTCTTGGATAGATGGCTCGGAGCGGCCACCCGATTAAGCCGCTAGGGCTTCTTCGAAATACAAATTGTTGTTTGCGTTTATAAAAATTTGAACGATTAAGGCTGATTCACGCCTGCATGCACTCTCCCCTTGATTCTAACCCGTCGAAGCCATTGCGAGCCCTTATTATAATTATAATATAACACGATTATATTGAGTTGTCAAGTTTTATTTACCACTCAATATATATGTGCTTCATAAACCGCTTCATTAGTTTGTCTTTATCTTCATCTCTCTCGCAGTTATGGAAAAGCCAAGCATACGTTGATTTCTTGCTGTTTATTTCTATCCCAATGAGTGAAATTTCTTTATTCAACAATGCGTTCATTGTTTCATAATCTTCTAGTTCTAGGTCGTATTTCTCTGCTATATCAAACAACTCAGCCCATGAATTATTATCAATAGCATTCTTCGCTGCTTTAAATACACCTTCAAATTCATCAAAGCGAGGGTCATCAGGTGATAATTTGTCAGGATGAAACTTTCTGGCTATCTGTCTGAATAGTTTTTTTGAATCGTAAGTTTCTTCTACTCTAGCCTTGGATATTTTTTTGATTAAAGGAGAAGGAGAAAAAATATTTTTTATTCTTTCTTGGTGTTTCTCATTTAGTTTCTCTATTGCTATCCTTTTTTTGTTTATATATTTATTTTTATATTCTTCGAATTCTTGATTAGTTTCCCTTATAACTTCAGAGACATATTCAAGTTCGTAGAACTCAGACCTGTATTTGTTTAATAATTTTTTGAATATTAATCTAAATTTCTTCATCTTGCTCTAAGTAGTTTCTTGCAATCGGTTTGAACTTTTGTCTCGTAAGAATCGTCTTTGTAGGGCGTTTTATGTCTTTATCAAAATTAGCATAAATAAACTTCTTATATTCACCCCAAGAAGAGACGTTATAGAAATTATCTACTTGTAATTGATTAGCCAGAGCCAGATCAAAAGGTTGAAATACTTTTTCGATTGGAAAGAACCTAGCAGACCATCTGTCTTCAATCGGAAGTGCATCATGCTCTCGCCAGTCTGATCCGGGCTTGAACCGTCCGGTGCCAGTCCTAATAACTTTGCGAAACTCTATGAACTCTTCCTTGGCAAAAGTAAAAGAAGTATATAAACCATCTTTGAAAGTTTTGCCGTCAGAAGATATATAAAAGTTTCTAGAAGAAGATATTTTTTTTCTGTGTTCTCTAAGTTGCCACGCCGGGAAGTATCCATAAGGGAAACTGACGTAATATTTATTTGGCACTATCCACCTAGACAATTCATCAGCTATTTTGAATATAGACAAAGATCCGTGTATGACTGACCAAGACAAGCAATCTCTTTTGTCTCTATCTTTGGGGTGTATAGGTACATAATATATTGGTATATATCTAATCTTTTGGTCTGGTCTTCTCTCGTGTCTCCTGTGGGCGTACACGGGGTCTTTGACAAAGTCACCCAGCTTTTTCTTGATCAGAGGAGATATATCATCATTGCAAATAATCCATATAGTATCGCACCCTGCATAGGCACACTCCACTACCGCTGCTTCAAGCAAAGAATAATCAGGTGCGATTGGCATTAGACAATCTGGCCATGGTTGTTCAAAATCTAAAGGCTGGCCTGCAATAGGCACAATTCCTGCTAAGTGGAAGTATGTTGTATCATTTTCTCTAGTAACTTCCATGTATAACCTCTTTCTTGTTTCATATCATAGACTTCTTGAAAAGAGAAATCTGGCACATAATATGGGATCACCACTCTTTTATCCAACTCTATTACTGGTTTTCTATACTTCGCTAAACCCTTCGAGTTATACCCAACTACACTCCCATTTATACCTTTGTCCTTCAACATTCTCAGTATTTTTAGTCTGGAGTATATTGTTGAAAACTCGGTGTCTTTTAGTTGTTCGTCATTCAAATAAGATATGCCAACTATGTCCTTCACGTTTGATGTAACGCTTTCTCTCTCCGAGGGATAAAAGCGTACGCATTTAACAAACTCATCATCGATATCTTTTATTTCATCTACAGGATGGTTTCCACCAACTTTCCAATTATAAAAATCATACACATAGTTCCACCCTGTTTCTCTAGAATCAAACTCATTTATTTTATTGTAAGAAATGTTTATTTTTTTATTATAATTTGTTGTGATCGATAAATTTTTATTTTCTTTACGGTAACTCGCAACATTGTTAGGAAAAAGCAAAATTCCGGACATGCTCAACAAAAAACAAAGTCTGTCCCATACCTGCAATGGTGTTGGGTTGTCAACACCAAGCCATGAAAAGTCATAGTCTTTATACTGAACATCTAAATTGAAGGGCGGAATTGGCGATATCAGAACACAAGGTGTTTCTGTTCGAAATGAGTGCAACAAGCACGTAATTGTTTTTCCAATATTGATAGTGTCATAATGTAACTCTATGTTTTCCACTTATACCTCTAGTCTCTCTCGCCAAACTGCCTCATCATTTTCAGCATTTCTTCCGGCGATAATGGAGTATTTCTCTCCTTTCTTTTTTCTGGTTCGGGCTTGGGAGGCTCTAATATTATGCTGTACCCAGCACCCTTCAAAATGGGCACAACGTACCTTTGTAGACCTTCTCGTGTTGTCATATATGCATCATCAACTGGTTGGCCATTTATAAAGCCTGAGCTGACTGCTAACTCTACAGGATATAACGGATTAGATCTATCTCCGGAAACAGTAGTAACTACAGTCTGAAACAGACCATTCTTCAGTATACTTAGTTCAACATCGGAGCACTTATCTTGCAGTAGGCTCAGTTTTTTAGTTATCAGATAGCCGCACATTTTTTCGTCGCCGACGCCATGCTTTTCATTATCAGACCAATATAGTGAGATACCAATAGACGCGCCGGATATTACTTTGTTCATTTTCTTCGGATCATGAAAAAATTTATTTTCTGAATTATTTTTTATTTGGATCATATATTCTTGAAAATTTTTATCTGAATGTAGAGACTTGTATTCTTCGGTCCAAGAGTCATATGCGCCAAAGAAGATGTCTCTAACTTTGTCAAGAATATCATCAATTTCTTTATTCTCTTTTAGAAAAGATTTCCACTTACTTGTTGCTTTCTTCATCTATCGTCACTCTTTTAAAAAATTTAATTGGCACTTCTCTAAATAGTATTCCATTTATTAAAATATCGTAAGCGTCGTACTCAAGAGGATCTGGTTTGTCTCCGTATCTACTCTCAAATAGTTTATATGGGCCTTTCATTATAATACCATTTTCTCCACCTATTTCTTTGAATAAAATTTTCCCCCGCTTATTTAAAAAGAACAGATCACCCTTCTTACGCACTCTTTAGTTTCCTATAGGCCCACACTGATGAAGGCCATAGATCTGAAGCTATTTCTAGGCAAGCCACTGCGACGTCTTGTATTTCCTGCTGGGCACCGTCGTGAGTTCTCAAATCTATAAACTTGAGTAGGTTGTTCAGATTGACTGTGCCGTAATACTCTGTGTACATACTTTGCGGCAACACCATTCTTGCTTGTTCTCTGCAGACTCCTGCTGACATCAACTGTTCGAACAACTCCAAAGACCTTTTCGCATGCTGCTTCATAGAATCGGAACAAGTTAATCCAAATTCAGGATCAGACAAATCTGGGTAAAGAATTGGATTTATTTCGTCGTTGTTTGAAGATTGTCTGTTTGACTTATGCTGTGTTCTGAATGTATTTGGGCAATGAAAAGTAAGATCTTTATCTGTATATCTACGGGAAATTTCGTTATAACTCCATGTCCTATGGCGATGGTGTTGAGAGCGCACAAATAAAGGAACAACAAACTTAAAGGTAACCACATTGTGCTCGAACGTACTCGTGTGCCTATGTTTGACAAGATAGTTAATAAGTTTTTTATCTCGAGCATCTAGTTCCTCCTTTTCTACTCCAAATGAAACACGGGCACTGTTCACAATTGTGAGATCAGAGCCCATATGATCGACGTACTGAACCTTGCCTATATCGTCTCCGTATAGGTCGATTGTTTTTTCATACAACATTTCAGTCCTCGTCTGGGTATAATTCTAATCCAAACTTTTTACCAGATGTTGGATCATAAGATACGTTGTCATCAATGTCCTTTAGTTCTTTATCTGTGATAACAAAGCCTGTCTCCTTTGAGCCCGGTGCTTTTCTGAAGCCTTGATCGTTATCATAGTCAATCTCATACATTGTAAAAGCCATGAAATTTTCACCCGGCTTGATTGCAATTCTTCGTCCAAAAACAAAGCCCCATTGTTTAAATTCTCTATTTAATTGGTCCATTTGATCTTCAGACACATTCAGTATGACTCGAGACTTCTCTGTAAGTCCACTGAAGATACCTCCGATAGCCATTGACTTTATACCTAAACTGTCCAGTCTTGTTTTTAATTTCTTATCCAAGAAAACATTTAAACGTGGGTCTGGTGCTGTTGCCATCGGATTTTGTCCAGACATAATTCCAACAGTTTTAATGTCAGAATCCCCTTGAAGAATGCCCATGAGTTTATTGTACTTGGGTTCCCTATCCTCGCTAATTGTTGGGGTCTCGAGCAACACAGATTTGTTTCGGCCTTCGGTTATAACTTCTTTTATCAGTTTTATCAATTGTTCTTTATTCATCTCGTATTCTCCCATACACGTAATTTTCCAATACTAGGTAATTAGTTTCTCCTCGGGCTTTTACTTCCTGCATCATTCTTCTTTCAACAACAATTGTATCCCCAACACCTATTTCTTGTGTACAATCTGCCGAGATGTCTAGGACATCACATAATACATGTGGGGTCTGCGGTTGTTTATAATCATCGGGTAAAACGATCATAGATTTTTCTTTTTTTTCTTCTATAGGTAAAATTAAAATATGACGATTTTTTGGCTCAAAATGCATTTTTCCTCCGTTAAAAAATAAACCTTATAGTATAATATAACACACTATAAGGCTCTTGTCAATGATTAATTGTGAGAATTTTTCTTTTCTTGAATTTCAACACGCAACTCTTTCAATTCTTTGATCGCTGCTAGTGCTGCTTTTCTGGCTCTTGGTGCGGCTGCTTTATATCCATAAGTACCAGACTCCACTTTGTCAACATCAACCATCGCTGATTTCAGTTCTTCAATAATAATTTGTAAACGTTCTCTCATTATATTCTCCTAAAAGATTTCACAAGATCCACCTGCGCAGGCTAATTCACCTGACAGATTTGTATCATCTTGTTCTTCTATAATTAGATCCAAATTTATTCTTTTCACATATTGCAAAAGACTTTCATACTCCTCTTTTGTGCAATCCTCGAACGGTGCCTGAACATAAGTGTGATCAGAAAATGGCAAAACTGATAATCCATTGTAAGACTTTCTATTCAACCACATCCACTCTCCAACGCATTTCCACTCAGTTTGTTTGATTGTAACAGTAGCAGAAACATTGTGAGTATTATGGCCTGTTTGGTGCCCTCCTTGAATCCAAGTGTCACTAATATGCTTCACTCTCTTGAGGAGATCTAGTGCGCTTTCATGGCGTGTTATGGCACTCTTTGGTGCCATCTGAGGAACGCTTATGATCGCTGTATCGTGCGGTCGAAATTTATCATCTTCAATCAATTGAGGTATATTATTAAGCAGATAAGTATATATTGCTTCATTCTTTCCTACGCGTATTCTGCGTAGATAATAGTCGTTATGCCACGCATGAATACCAGAAGATGTACCAAGCGTCAAAGAGGTTGTCCCCGCTGGTTTAACGCAAGTGGTACGAGCAGCAGGCCTAATGCCGATTTGCATTGCAACTCGCCTATTTTCACTCTTTACCAACAAAGACGCTTTGTTTAGATCTAAACTTAGAATACCGCCCGAAGCAATACCCGTCATAGAAACACCAATAAGGGCATCCTTTTCCGTATTTCTTTGCCAGATAGGCCTTAGGTAGTGAAAGTCCGTGTATGAAGCCTGAAGGGTGCCTATAAACGTTGCTGCTCGTACTCTGTCTTCAAGGTCTTGCTGATCACTAACATCTGAAACATTTACTTCTGTGAGATTACAAAATTGATATGGCCTCAGTCCTATTTCGCAGCAGGGATTAGTCCCCCAATCTTTGTCGTTGGAAAAATAGAAACCCGGTTCTCCAGAACCAGACTCCTTAACTCTATCCCATATAGACATAAAAGTATTACGGTCAATACGATGCCGCATAAGGACAACAGAATTGTTAGCTCTTCCGCGTTGAGGGTTAAGTTCCCACCAGTCACCTGCTTTCGCTGCGAGCATCTCTTCGTCGTCAGCGCTGAATAAAGAGATAAGAGCAGCGCGGCGAATACCCCCAGCCAAAACTGCATCCGCAATATGACAGATGATATCATGAACCTCAATGGGAGAAAGTTGGTCTCCGTTTTCTTTTTCATTTAACATTCCTTCTATTTTTACTAGACACTCTCTAAGTGGCTGTGGACCGGGGGCTTTACCGCCGGATGTAACAAGTCTTGCACCTTTTGGGCGAATATCAGAAAAATCAAAGCGCAATTTTGATGTGCCTTTGAAGTAAGACGCTACAAGTGCTTTTACAGCATCAGCCCATCCTTCAATGGAATCACCTATCAAGAAACGACGGCTCCTGTTGGATGGCTTTCTGATCTCTGGTAGTTTTTCTACATGGTGGTTTTGTACAGAAAAACCTACACCAGTACCACCCAACAATAAGAACATGATCTCAGAGAAAACATGGTAATTATCAACAGGACAGTAAGCACAATTGAATATCCTGTTAGGAGAAACCTCTATTGGTTTACCACCAAACTGCATAGAGCGCATTGACGGCAAAACCTTTTTGTCATATACGAACCTGTATGCATTTTGTATCTCCTGTTTCATTTTTGGGAATTTTTTAATGTGCATATCCATATTTCTGGTCACTAATTCTTGCCAGTTTTCTCTTCTATTCTCGTCCTCTATATACCTAGCATACTTCATATGTACGGTAACGTCGGACAAAATTTTATTCTCTAAATTCATTTACTTCTCCTATTTTGCGCTTAATTCATTATATTTTTGCCTCAAGATGCTTAGTGCGTCTTTAGTTGTTGGCATTTCGGCTTCACTATCGTTCCTATCTAAAACTTTTATTGTTACATCAGACCAATCAACAAAGCAAGGGAAAACTAGCCCATCAGGCCCATTTCTATTTTTTGCAACAAATATTCTTCCTTTGTTTGCTTGCTTGTCTTGGACAGTTCTGGATAAAGAAAAGATAAAATCTGCTACAAAACATTTGTTAAATGCCTCCGATATAGATTCCATCGTTATTACCTCTGCATTTAGTCCACTTCTGTTTGTTTGTGAAGCTGTCCATACTGGTATCTCATAAATTTGTGCCAACGCTCTTAGACCCTCATAGGTCTCCTCCAATTCATGTCTCTTTTCTTTACCATTCCTGTCTGGTCTAAGTAGATCGGCATAATCAACTAATAGCATATCAGGGCTTATACCTCTCTTTTTTAGTTTTTCAATATGATTTTTGATAGTCTGCACTGAGGCAGACTTGGTTGGGTACTCCTTTATTATCAAGGTACCCTCGACATCTTGAATCGATTCGAGAACCTCTTCTTTTCTCTGCCTTAGATCATTTAGGGGTATGCCCGTTAGATTAGAATCAAAACGGCCACCGACTACAGTATCCTTCAATTCTAAAGTGTAATAAACTACTGTTTTTCCTTGTCTGAGTGCTTGGGCGGCGAGGTGGACAAGAACCATTGACTTTCCAGCACCAGTAGGAGCAATAACAACTCCAAGTTCATTTTTACCTAAACCTCCTTTTATTATTTCATCCATCCGAGGCCAGCCAGTTGAGATAGGGGATCGATTTATGACATCAAAACGCGCTAATGCATCTCTGTGGTATTCATGACCAAAGTTGTTGTCAGTTCCTAACTTGAGAGCCTCTTGAATAACCTTTTCAATTTCGTCAAACGATGAAGATTTGATTAGTTTAATAGATTTCATCATCGCTCCTTTCAAAACTTGCTTCCGGCAAAAATCAAGAGACTTATCTTTTACAAATGAAGCCTCTTTGACACCATCGGACTTAATAATCCTAGCAAAAAAATTCCTGACTTGAATCGCAGCGGCATCATCGTAATGATTCAATTCAGTTCTCAATAAAGCCTCCATAACTTCATAGTTTGGATGTGTATTATATTTAGATCTGTATTTCATTAATGTTTCAGTAAATATCTGCAGATACTTGAGTTCAAAAAATTCTATCTGCAGAACTTCCGATATCTGGTCGAAGAATGGTCTATCCTCCAGCATGATTTGGCACATATTTTCTTGAAATTTTTTACCAAATCTTATAAATGTTTCGTTTTCTATTTTCATTTGTCCTCCAATGTAAAATAATTATATCTTCTTTTCACGAAAAAAACAAGTATAATATTATCTTTTTATATTATTTAAAATTCTGGTCATTTTATCAAAGTTGATATACGAGCAATCATCCTCAAATAACAATTTAATAAAATTTAGTTTCGAAAAATCAGGTTCAAACTGCAATATTGCGTTATCAATGATTATTCTGTTTATCGGCCTAATGTTTGGTGTGTAAAGTTGCATAATCTTATAATTGTTCTTTATTAGATCATTAGACTTGATAATGTTCTCATGTAATTTAAGCTTTTTTCCTTGCATTGTACAATTTGCAATAATCTCTTGGCAAGTAGATTCCTTTTCATTAGCCAAGAATGGAAACCTTTTAGCAACTGTCTTGAGCCCAACACCAGACACTCCCGGTAAGTTATCGCTTGGGTCTCCAGCAATGGCACGAGCAAGGGCAAAATTGTTAGGGTGTATTTTGAACTCGTCAATAATACTTTGTTTTGAAACCAACTTATCTTGGATAGGTCTATAGATATATGTCTTGTTATCACAGAGTTGATAAAAGTCTTTATCGGAAGAAACAATGATCTTATCCCACCCTGCGTAATAAGGGTGCCGTGCTCCATAAGCGATAACATCATCGGCCTCAATATAGTCAATAACGATTTGTATAACTGGTAATTCATTTAGATACTCCACTAATCTATAAAGTTGATGTGCTTTGTTTTGTTTTTGCTGCTCAGGTGTAAGATCGTATAATCTACGATTGAACCTTATGGGCCCTCTCCCCTCTTTATAATTTTTGTTTAGTGATTTTTTTCGTTGAGACCCTTCGTTCCCGTCCCATGCAATTATTACCTCCTCGGGTTCAAACTTCTTGACAACTTTTTGAAGTGACTTTAGAAAGCCTATGCAACCACCAATTGGTCTCCCTTTTTTATCAAGTGTCGGATTCACTATATAACTTCGAATGAACATGTTTAGTCCATCAATCAATAATACTCTTTTCATTTGTCCTCCACGACTTCATAAGTATATAATTTTTTAGGAAAATGTAGTTCAATATGGAAGTTACCCGAAAGAACTATAAACTTTGTTTCAGTTTCCTTTTTTAATAACCCAGTTGCTTTATTGGTGCCGGATGACTCCTTACTCCAATATAGTATTTTTTTCATATTGCCCTCTATTATGTTAATAATATAACCTGTATTATAACGCTTGTCAAATAAATAAAGAAAAAACCTCCATGCTCAAAAGAGCATGGAGGCATATGCTTCAACAACGTCGTTTATTTTTCTTTGTCGACTTCAAAGTTCTTACCTTCGGTATCGAACTTCTTAATTATCTCTTCATCCATAATTTCAAAAACTAGGGATTTGAACTTCTGATCACTTAGTTTATCAACCCATTGAGAAGATCGGAACTTGTGCTCCTTACCTTTAGCATCAGTAAGGTAGTACCAACCGCCCCCAACCCGAAAACGGTCTGATTGAGATAACCGCAAGGCTTCAAGCCACGATTCTTCATCTTGAATTCGTGCCTCTCCGCCCCACAGGATTTTGAACCCACAAGTTCTCCCTTCCGTTCCAAAGCGAGATTTTTCAATCTTAACTTTGACCTCAGATCCAACCCGAAGACCAGAATCATCAGTAACATACCCTGCCTTAGCCTTTCGCTTTGTTAACCAAATACGTTGGGAGCAGAAATACTCAATCGCCTTACCACCCGGAGCAACAAACGGGGTTGTCATTGCTTCGGCAACGTTACTAGTGATGTTAGTTTTTAGTTGATTAACCAAGATCAATGTACACTGCTGATTGGCAAGAGGGATTGTTAGTTTTGGAAAAGCCTTTGCAAAAATGCGAGGCTTGACTGCCATGGTAGATTGAGGATTGAAATCAGATTCAATTTCCTTTTCAGAAGAGGTAGCAGCAACACTATCCCAAATGAATAAGAAATTGGTCTCAGGATACTCTCCCATCAAATCTTCAATTGTCTCGAGAACTTTTTCCACAGAAAGAGCTTGAATGTAGAGTAGCGAGTCTACATCAATTCCCGCAGTCGTGAGAAACTGTGGATCGATAGCACTTTCAGCATCGAAGTAGACCACAGTGTGGCCCATCTTCTGAGCGTTGGCGGCTATCTGAACAGCCATAAAAGATTTACCGGCTGATGAAAGTCCAGCAATCTCAGTGATCTTCCCAACAGGGATGCCACCATACCTTCCTCTACACGTTATAGAGTCAAGCCATCTAGATCCAGTAGGGATCCAAGTCTTTACTTCCGTAGGGTTATCCTGACGGAGGTCGTGTGCAATGTCAATTCCAACTTGTTTGTTAACAAACTTTTTCATTGCACTAATATCAATTTTTCCCGGTTTTGATTTACTCATCTTAATTACTTTGCCCAATTAGGCCTCCTTTTGTTTGACTATTCTTATTTCTTTATTTTCTACTTCTATAAATAGCGAGGCATCTATAAACCCATGCCTCCCTGCGGTTTCTAATCTTCTCAAGGTACTTCGATTAGTTTATTTTGCTGCTGTCGAGGACTCATCCTTTACAGAAACATTTTCTAGAGGTTGAGAAAATAATTCTCTTAGCCTCTTCTTTCTTTCACTCCACTTCAGTGGTTCGCCGGCCCAGTGCCAATAATACCAACTATCAGAGGGTTCATCCATTGGTGACAGTGTATTTAAAGATTTTTTGTAGAGATCATGATCTTTACCTTGCGCTGTTTTTGACTGTGCTATCAGGTCTTTTTCTAAAACATATATCTCTTTGTATGCTTCAGCGTAATTGTTGATCTGAAAGTTTTTATCATAAACTTCTGCTGCGAGAAAGACTGTTGCCCACCATTGTCTTTGCGGTATTTTTCCCTTACCAACGTGAACAATCTGTTGATCACAGAGGTCTCTAACAATTGTCATAATAGACTTGAAACGATCTCTGACTTCTTGACGATATTCATTTACGCTATTACCTTCGCAACCTAATTTGTAAAATGAATCCATACTCTTCTTGTTTGGACTATAGTTTTTATCTGGGTGGGTTGCCATAAAGGCTTTGAGTAAAAGTTCAGTATCCAAAGAACGATCGATGCCCGATTGACGAAGTCCGGAGATTTTAATCCAAACATCTTTAGTGATTGCATGCTCAGATAGTTCTCTTATAAACCTCGAAATCTTTGTAGGGTATGCATTTCTTTTCTCTTGATCATTGAGAGCATCGCCATCATTGATGTTGATAAAAAAGTCTTTCAACTCGTCACGTAGCAAATCTTCCATAACTTTGATTTCAACAACATAGTCGTTGAACTTATCTTGAAGTCTTTGTGGTAATCCACTAAAATACTTGTTATCGATATCTAATCTTTTTCCATCTGCATCTATGAATTTACCAGATACTGTTATTTCGTCATTAAAGAATTTCATCAATGCTGTTGATCTCTGCAAGCCATCGAGCGAGATCCAACTAAATCCTTTACTCTGAATTCCTTTATAATAGTTTTCGCTGCTTTCGTCTAAGCAAGAAGTGGACATATATATACCAGATTCTACATCTGATACAACAATTGGGTATGGAGTCCTGTTTTTGTTTACTGATAGAATAAATTTTCTTATCTTATCATCAGACCAACAAACTCTTCTCTGAAATGATCTGTCTACGTGTATTTTATCAAAAATATAATTAATAAATTTTGGTGTTTTAATTTTCATTGTATTCTCCTTAATAATTTTGAAAATCACATTCATTACATAATCTGGATTATGAATAAATTTAGAGAATCTTTAGCCGGCTTGACCCGTTTCCGCTCACGCCAACGAGGAGGCAGATATTTTGTGAGCATAAGTGCCATCCTTTTTTAACCAAGGGCGGATGGCGGTCCCTACAACAAGGAGGAGGACTACGGTCAATCGTTATTCATGAATTTATCAAAGGCCTCGTCGACTCCAGTTTTATTGGAAGAATATTTGGTAGTCTCACTTGATTTTTTTTCAGAGGACGTGTCGGAGGACAAATAATCATCAAGCAAAACTTGAATATCTTCTGTTGTTTTTCTTTCAAATAAAGATCCAATATCTGGGACTGATTCAAGCAACTTGGCGCAATCACCAATTGCTTCGTCACACAGCACACTTGGGCGTCGACGAGGTTTTAGGGTAGTCTTAGGGAAAGACCCCGGAGTTCCCGGTACGTCATAGTTGAGAACAATATCAGTGCCTACATCAGGATCAGTGATATCACCATAGTCAGGGTCGAGGACATAACCCAGCAAGGTTTCGTACGCGGTCTTTCCATAAGACCAAATCTTTACTCCCTCAGTTTCCTTGCCACGAACGACAATTGGTGAATAGTAACGCTTACGAACAAAAAGTTTCTTTGCCTCTGTTTTCAGAGTTGCGTCATCATTCTCTACACCCTCTTTCCATAATTGCGATGCAAAGTTACAAATTGGGCAGTCTTCACCGTGATTCCGTTTTGGGCACATAATACCGGGGTTTTTGCCTACATTATAGTGAAAGTGAAACTCCTTGAACGGATCTCCATCTTCTGTAGGGAGGATACGAATGGTTTGATCTCCTTGAGTTGGTCGCCATTTCGTATTATTAGTTTGACCTTTGTTGCCAGTTTTAGATGCGTTTAGTTTGGCTCGCATCGCTTCAATATCTATAGCCATAGTAGTTCTCCTGTTATTATTGCTATTTTTTAAGGTAAGCAGGGTTTTGACCATACTTCCAGTTTACTTTGAGTTGCATAAATCAACTCACACTTATAATATAACACGTATTTTGAACCGTGTCAAGTAAAAGGTGAACATTTTTTTATGGAAAATGAACAAAAACCATCAGGGCAGTGCTTAAATTGAAATAGTTACACTGCTCACTGTAGAGGACAAACTTCCAACCATAGTATTGTAATTAAAAGTTCTATATTGTTTACGATCAACATCCCAAACGGTTTCATAACCTTGTTGTAGATTTCGAGTTGTTTTAAATCTACTAGTGATAGAGGATGGGAAATCAGATACTTTGATAAATCTCATTTGGCGCTGAAATCCTGTTTTGTTTGTGAAAGTTCCAGTATAGACTGTGAATTGTTGTGTGATGTTCATATTACCTCCTAATTTTTGATTTTATTGAACATATATAATATAACACGTTATATAAAGCGTGTCAAATTTTTTGTTAAAGTTTTTCGTTAATATACATCCACAGCCAAGTGAATGCAAAAACGAAAATAACTGTCGCAAATATTAATTCCATTACTCATTCTCTGTAATAGATGTATCTGCTGCTGAATCGGTTTCTTTTTCGCCACAACCGATCAAAAGTGTCATTAATAATGGTAGCATTATAACTCCTGTATGAAATGCGTGTAATGTTTAGAGTAATAATAACTCTCTTGTTCATCTGTTGCCCAGATGGCAAACGAAGATAGTCTTTCAAGTTTGTTATTTTCCTTCATCATACCTTTTATGTTTGGGAGGATAGTAACATCATTTGCTAGATCTTCTTCATTTATATTTATAATATAACTTGTTTCAGTTATGTTGTCAAGAGAAAAGAGTAACTTTTCTTCTTTTTCTTCTAAAAGACCCCACCCTATAGTGCATATTTTACTTATCTTTTTTATATCTTTTCTAGAGTCGAAATCTGGTTCGACGTTAGAACAGTAATTCAGAGTGTGAATAAGTGAATATACATAATGGTTCAATTTTTTATAATATTCCAGTACTGTTCCGTGACCAACCTGATCTATTACTAGTTTATTATCAATAATGAGTAATTCATCGATCATACCAGATCTTGCATACTCTTGCAATACATTAAAATGAACCCTATTCCTTTTTATCTCAATGGCAGATGCATATTCAAGATCAGGATACATATAAATAACTTGCATTTTGACGTGAGATAAGCCCTCTAGAACTCTTAGGGTTGCTCCAGATACCTTACCACTACCACAAACAAATAGAATGCCCTCAGAGGCAGATTTGATGGCTTTCTTGCGTGGTCTATAATCAATTGAGTCATATTCTTCTACAGAATTTTTCTTCTTTATTCCTTTGCCGGCATCTAATAACTCCACATGATATTGTTCATGTTGCTTGAATAATTTTGCTATCTTACAGCCAGCGGAACCAAGTCCAACTATTAACACGTTTCCTCCATTTTTTCGAATTCATCATCAAATAAATAGTATAATCTTCGATTTACAATAACGCCGTAGATTGGTCTTTCTAAGAATTTGCCTTTCAGATCCATCACAAAACCTAAGTCACCTTCAGATAAAACCTTACCTACTTTTGTATTTTTTATTTTGGGTTTCACTACTACCAAATCTCCAAGTTTCAACTCCATTTGAACTCCTCAAGTTCTCCTAGATTACGTCCTATTTTACATCCGGTGACAAATTTTCCTAATTTGGTATCCTCAAATATCTGTTTTATTTGCGGAATAAGATGGCGATCATTCCGATGAAGATCGATAATAACACAATCGTGTATAGTAAAGGCGACATAACTTTTCCTATCCCTTAGGTATCTGTGGACTTTGTTGACTCTGTCGAGGCAATTATCGGAGGAAGCGGATTGTAAGAGGTAGTTGAGCGCGTGAAATCGATCACAACTTGTCCTTCTACCAAACGGTGTCCGTATTTCCTTTTGTTCTTCGCAATAATGCTTTTCGACGAGAACGTCTTTGCTATAGAATTCAGAATCGATAGTTTTATTTTCCGAATTATAGAGCCATGCGAAAAACTTTTGTTTTGCTTCTGCTCTACTAAGATCTTCTTTGAAGATGTTTTTAATGTTCCACTCATGTATATCCTCCTGTGGTTGTTCTTGTCCCATTAGGGAAATCATTGTTCTTATCTCTGCTGCGTTATAATCCAATTCAATAAAGCAGTCCCATTTTGGCTCGACGACATCTTTTATTTCGTTCTTCAAGTTCATGATAGGAAAACTACCTTCCTTGGTAGATAATCGACCGGTTACCGCACCAAACAGATCATATTTTATTACTGGGTCAGGGTTTGACTGCATCCAGCGTAACAAACTTTTTGCTTTGGCATCGAATTTTGCATGATTATATAATTTATGCATATTGATATTTACTTTATTTTCAACAACCTCTTGTATGGTAATATAAGTGTCCAATAGAAAATTATAATTCCTTGGTCTTTCATAGTTATCAAATACCCATTCACATATTTCATTTTTTATCTGAAAATAATGTTTTAGTTGCTTTTCTGGTACAAGATCAAAAAAACATACATCGTCAAAGTTTATTTTTGATGTCATAAACGATTTGTAATGACCCTTTATTTTTTTTTCATGTGCAAGGTATCGATGCTTCAAATGTTCTGGGCAAGCATCTGCAATAGTTTTACCACCAGACCAAATATAACCGTAGCGCAAAGGCTTGTCACCAAGAATGTCAGAGTGGCCCCAAGTACCATCAATATTTTTAGGTATCTTCTCATAAATAAAATCTCCATTTGCATAAACTCCAACACAATCTCGCTTGTCATCTAATATCTGAAAAATCATGTGTCCTCCAATCTTTTCATCATCTTATATAAGATAACATGTTCACTCCTCACTGTCAAGTTGTTTTTTGTACTTTTCTGTGTGATATGTTAGTGTACCATCGTTGTAGTAATATTTTGATTTGAATTGCGCTTCAATGTAATTTAGCATTTTTGCTTCTGATGTTTTTAGTATCCTTATTGCATTTTTGAACATGTTTTTTATTTGTGTTTCTTGGAATGGCCTGTTCTCTTCTATGTTCCTCACATGCATGTATAAATTTAATATTTTATTATAATATATATTAATATTATTTATACCTTCTTTATATGTTGTTTCAGTTGAAAATTTATTACCACATGTTTTATGATTTATATTGAAAGGATATTGAGCAGTATAATTTTCATATCCCTCTATTAATAAATTTGTAAAGTGTAACAGATCTTCATTGATAGTTTTTATAAATTGTGTAGAAAAAATTGAACTAACAGTTGACAAGCCGAATTTTTTTCTGTATAATAGTGTAATAGGACTTGAGACATCTGAGATTAGGACTCCCGGGTGCCTCTTGTTTACCGAAAAGCCGTAGTTTTTCGCTATATTTAGATAATAATTGAACGCAGGACTGTTGATCATTAGTGTTTCTTTCGGTCTATCATCATCAAAACTCAAGCCACTAATATCAATAGCCAGACCGGAGGAAAAAATGGACCCTTGACTTGATCTCATATAACCTGAAAAAGTAATAGGAAATACATGGGTCATATTATTCATGTATTCGTGAAAAGCGATCAAGTAGTTATCAAAATTTTTGATAGTACTATCCTTGCCCAATAAAAAATTATCATTATAAGTTGTGATAAGATTTTCCGCATATCTAAAATAATTTCTTTTTGGAGATTCATATCCTCTTTTCGCAACCAGCATAGATAAAATAGGGTCATCCGTGGGTATCAATGAGGATCTACAGGCTTGTACAAAATGTTGTTCCATCTCTGAATATTGTTGTGAAACATAATTCATCACTAAAATTGTATCACTTTGACTATTAGAGGAACTAAGTGGCACAATAAATTCTTCATTAGGATAAATTGGGTTGTGTTGTATGTTTACTTTGCCGTAAAGCGTTTTTTCTGCAAAATTGAAATCGACAACTTGCTTTGGATCTTTATCATTTTCTTTTGGAAAAGCATTAAGTTCATATCTGGCTCTTTCGAAACCAAGTCTAGCAGCAGACGATATTCTGTTGTTTCCATTGAATGCCATTGTTATTGTTCCTCGGTATTATCTGATTCGCCCGGACCACCTTCTTCAAGCTCCTCATCATCTAATTTTCCATAATCTTCATCCTGAAATCTGTCTAAATATTCGTCTTCTGTGGCTGCAAATCCTTCACTACCAGACAAATCCTCAGCGCTTCCTATGAATTTAGAAGGTGGAGAATAAATTTTTATTTCTAAGGCTTTACCATTAATGTCTTGTATGGTATCAATTTTAGCAATAACCTTTCCATTTATGTCTTTATAAAATAGTATCCTTTGTTCTGTACCATCACTAAGCGGTGTGGATCCCATGTCCTTAATAGATGAAAAGGTTATAAACACTGGGAAGTTGGTGCGGCGATCGAACACATTCCCGTTTGCATCTTTGTCTAGAAACACCATTAGATCATATGATGTTTTGCCATCGCCTTCCAATTTATCAAAGATAACTCCATACTCCGCTTTTTCTACTGATTCTTTCTTTTTCTCTTTGGGGGTTTTCTTTTTCTTAGGTGGATCCTGTAGTGATGGAGAGTTTTGAATGGGCGGTGGAGGCGCTGGCATTTGTGCTTGAGGCTCTGTCCCTTGCGATAATGTTGGAGGTGGTATTTGAACTTTCTTTATCAACCCTTGACAATAATTGACACTCTCAGTAGTTTGGGTTGCTCTTTTGACTGTTTGGTCTTCTAAAGACTTTTCTTCTTTATTATTTTTCTTTTTACCGGAGCCTCTTCCGTTCTCTAAGGTTCTATCTTCGCCATCCCCAGTATAATATAATTGCGCCTCAATAGTTGTGGTAAAATTAGAAGGTGTCAATGAAGTCTTCACTGATATAATCGTGTGATATCCTCCAAGGCCTAATATGTTAGCAATAGATCTTGACGCCCCGCCGGTAGTGGGTGATCCAAGAGCGGTACCGCCAATACCATATGGGTTTACGTATACTTCCATACCCGGAAAAAACAATGTATTTCCAAACATTTCAATTGTTGCTTTGTAAACATTTGATAGTTGCAACAGACCATTGACTCCTTGCCTAAAGAACCTCGCCTCACGAACATACTGCATATCTGTTTTGGAAAACTTTACAGTCTTAACAATTCCTTTGTTGGAACCAATATTTATATGATATCTTCCGTTGTCAACGTCTTCTGAATAGTTACCAACACCATCTTTTGTGAGCGTTGATCCCTGTGTGCAAACCAAGAGGTAATTTTGGAAATTATTTATCTTATTTCCTTTGCTACTGTCCAATTCACCAGAAGTACTATCGCCTTTTAGTGGAAAAACAGTAGTACTGTTACCAGATCTGTAATCAACAACATCAATAACAGTGTTTCCGCTTTTCAAGTTAGACTCTGCGACTGGCTCTAATGGATCATTACCTTCGCTGTCATAAGCACAGACTTGTGAAGTCATAAATCTAAGTTTTTTGTCTACATTTCTATTGACACACCCTTCCAACATTGATGTTTGGAGCAAATTATTACATAAGTTCCTAATGAAGTATAAAATTGGAAAAGATTTTCTAGTTTCACCTTGAGAAATAACTTGATCCGTAAACCATTTGCCAAAATAATCTAGTGAAATAGGGATATGTGCTATATTTATCCCATATACAGTTGGTTTACCAGCAACTAATGGTTCGAAGTCAAAACTGCCGAGTACAAATTTTATGTTTTCGGCTGTCTGCACAAGTGTTTGTTTACCATTATCGTCTGAGGTGTACATATTATCAAGGATTGTGTGTAATAAATCTCCAAAAAAGAAAAATTGTACTGTTGTATCCTCGATGTCGTTGTAATTGTAATTATCGTCCTTGAAGGGGACCTCTGAGTCCAATATGTGCTTCACAACACCAGTAGGAGGATTGCCGTTGGAAACAGTATCAAGTTGGTCTTCTTGTTTTGCACTGGAATCCTTCGGTGGTCTACCAACAGGGTCTTTTAGAATACATTGTGAAAATGCTCCAAAGTCTCTGAATTCCTTGGCATCATCTGAGTCTACTGTTTTTATGTATATTCTGTTTCTATTATAAAGCCTTGTAACAATTGATCTCAAGCTGTTTTTTCTTAGTTCTTCTTGTTCACCAGCCACTGATGCTTTATATTCTCTTACTTGATCTGCTGTACATTTTTCACTTGACAACATCTCATTTAGTTCACTTTCACTTTGTTTTTGTTGTTCTAGTAATTCTCTTGTTGTTAGGGCATCGAACCTCAGGGATTTCAGTAAAGACTCAGTATATGCCCTATAGGAAATAGTGACGGTTACTGTTCCATCGATATCAATATTGAAGTCATGGTCTACCATACACAGAAAAAAAGATTTATTAGTTCTCAATATGGCAGATTTCAGATCCTCATCGGGATCGTCAAATATTTCACTTATGTTTTCCGGATAATAATAGCCAACTTCCGCCCTTATTCTGTAGAAAGAAGGGTCATAGTGATTATCACTCACAATATTTAGGTTATTTACTCTGCCGTCTTTTGCATCATTGACAGGCTGTATGACCAAATCAACGAAACGATATTTTTTTCCATTAGCACCAACTCTCTCCCTGATAAAATCAGCAAATGATTGAAAATAAAGTTTCAATGTGGCTTTTATGTCATTCCTAGATTCTGCTGGGTTTGTACCATTGAATTCAAACGAGAACTCCTTTAGTCCACACCCTTCTCCTTTGTCAAATTGTGCAGCAAAAAAACTATCTGGAATTGTCACCCCATTAGTTCCGGGCTGAGGTCTTGAGTAATCTTTCTTCCTATCAACATCTGTGTGTTGAGGGAAAATAAACTCTGTTTCTTGTAGATCTCCATCACTGTTTGTTTTATTATGAACCTTGTACAACCTTATTTTCGGTCGTAGATAACTCATCACTCTTGGAGGCAACTCGAAAAACACTTTACCGTCAGATGGGGATATCAAATTTGTTATAAGTCTATCTTGGTTTTTACTACATTCCAACATGTGAAATCTTCCATCGAAAGGCAATGTCTTACTGTACCTTCTCTTTATTTCGGCATCAAATCCTCTGCTCAATTGGCCCATATTCAACAACAAAGCACATTGTTTGAAGAATTTTTGTCTTTTTTCAATGTCCTCCTTGGTTCCCATCGCTTGTATTTCTGGGTCTTTTGGTAACTGTGGTACTTCAAATGATTCTGCTGCCGCTTTGTTTGCCGCTTCAATGTCCTCAGGGATATCACCAAGGAAGACATCCTCTTTATCTTTATATTTTTCTTGTTTTGAAAGTTTTACTAATTCTTTGAATTTTGTGATTCTTCTTCTTATTTCTTGGTCATAAAGTACTCTGCCATAAATGTCTCTAAGAAAATTTGGGTCGAATACATTCCAGAATACTTCACCAACTGTTTTTGGGTTGGGTTCTGATTGTTCTCTCAACACCCTGACAAAAAACATGGTATAGGTTGCATTAAATCTTTTTTTGACAGCAGTTCCAGCACCGACTTCTTTTCCAAAACTGCTTCCCCAAACGAAATTACCAACAATTCTATTGTATGCAGTCCAGTAACTTTCGTCAGGCTCTTTGTTATATTTGAAAGGATATTTTGTGATATCACCACCAGAAAATTTACTATAGTTTTTCATTTTTTCTAGTAATGCAGCGTCTGCTTCTGTCGGGTATTGGAAGTTTAGCCTGTATATATCTCGTATCGGAGATTCTATTGTTCTAATGTCTGCTCCAGCCTCAGCAGCATTTTGGTTTCCGTTTTTAGCAGTATCGCTATAGTCTGCCCTGATCTCTTTTACATTGATCCCGGGAGGATCTTGGCCCTGATCATACCAATTGTCATCAATGACATAGTATTGCTCTCCGTCTTTACTCAAGGGACTAGTAGGAAATGAGTCTGTAAGATTACTATAATCTATTGCTATTGCCACATTATTTATTGAATTACCGGATGTTACCCAAGGAATATTTTTTACCGTGCTATCTCGATCTGCCCCTCCGGCTATATTCAACATTATTTCTATTTCATTTGTGATTTCTTCTCGTGCTTTTTTGAGTGTATATATTGTGCTTATAGCACCAGCCGAAGCCGATGATAGATAAGAAGTTCCTAAAGTTGTCAGATCAACTCCGCCAAGTGTCGCCGCGATAATAATGTCATTTGCCATTTCATGAAACAAGAAGTGTCCTGAATATGCTTTTTGTGAGTTAGTTAGTGTATAAGTTGGAAACTCGGTGAAATTATCAACTGGTCTTGAATTGTCCGGTGTGAATGGATAAAGAAATATATCAATTTGTTCTTTTTTGTTTCCCTTCGCGGCAGCATCTAAAAGGCCACCAACAAAACTTTTCTCCACTTCAGATAGAGGCTTGTTTTTCTTGAGATTCGCTACTACATGTTTAAGCAGTTTTGAATAAACCTCTTTCATTATGTCATGCCAACTACCGGTGTCACCAGCGGTTCCGCCGAAAATATTGAATTCTGCACCGCCAGAACTATCTGGGGTCCTGACATAATTATCGAATTTATAAAATTGAACCCAAGCACTACCGGCCAAGAAACTGTCTAGTTTATCTTTGAATAACGGCCATTCGTCTTCTCGTTTATGTTTATTCCATTGTTTTGTACCGTATCTGTTTTCTAAAATCACAATTGCTTTTTCAGCAAATCTTTTTCTAGGAAAAGATCCCACATCTTTTACATTGCCTAAGTTTTTTATATAACTTTCTATTTCATCTGAGGGATATGACATTATTCAAAGACCCCGAGAACTACAGATAATTCAATTGGAATTTTTATGACGTCTCCCGGGCTTAGATGACCTTCAGTAGGTTTTCTATTGAACTGAGCGATAACCCACCACATTTTTGGATCACCGTAATGTTTAGATGCTAATCGCCAAAACTGATCTCCTTGGTTCCATGTATAGTCAACGGTCTGTATTCGTTTGAGGTCTTCTTCAAGTGGAAAACTGAATACTGGCGTGATGAACTGTACAATTTCTTGTACACCTCTGTCATCTTTTACTTCTTTGTACATTTCGGCATCGTTCAGCCCTTTTGTTCTTGAGTTATATCTTGACATATTTTATCCTCCAAATGGGAATTTAGCAGAATTAGAAAAACTACCTTCGGGCGTTGTTCCCAAATCGTGTTCATGAAGAACACCAAATTGTATATCCAATTGAAACACTTTGGGATGCAATTTATCTGAGTCAACAAACATCCCCATTTCTAGGTCCGGGTTGAAGGATAAAGATGTGATGTATCCCAACAGCCCTTTGTTTGAATTTTGAGTAGAATCAGATATTAGATTGGCAAACTTTAGTCTTATGAGAGGCGGCTTTGTTATTACTAGTGCGTTAGTTGAGACACTTTCTGACCCACTTTTGCCATATTCTGGGTAAAGCATTTGTGCTAAGGCACTAAAATTGTCCATATTTTTGCTGGATTCTGCTGCATTGGCTCCCGGAACATTGAAACCTAAAGACAGATTTCTTGTGGTTCCTCTAAATGTTGCGATAGGATCGTTTCTTCCGTACACCGTTTCGGTGCTCCATTCTGATGAGAAAGTTTGATTGAAAGATGATAAAAATGCAAGAAAAGAAACTGAATCATTAGACAATAATGACGTGAAAGTCAAGTTTGATAGTTCATTGTTTGCTTGTCCATATTTGCCAAGATATGACATGTAAAGTCTCCTTACTGTGTTGCTGCGTCTTCTGCTATGTCTCTAATGACACCTTCTATCTTTTCACCACCAATCTCCAAAACTAACTTCATACCACTAAATATATTTTCCACATTATTGGTTATGCTAGTTCCGGATGCTGTTACAACGTTGCCTGTCATAGAGTCCTTCGCAGTTCCTGTACTAATTAGGGCTATGTTCTCAATTGTGGATCTGGCTCTTAGCATTATATCGGTGCCTTTGCCCAATGTTGCTATGTCCTCGACCATCTTTTTTACGTTCTCGGATACTTTAGTGAAATCAACGTCTGCGAGTCTTGCTAGAGAACCTGCGGAGTTTGCGTATGCCTGAGCAGTTCTTGCCTCTGCCTCTGCTGTTCTCACGGACATCTCTTCCCACTCTGCGAAGGCAGAAACAACTAAGGAAACGGCAGCTACGACTCCACCGATCGCTAATACCAGTCCAGCTATAGGAAGTATTACAGAAGCAACCCCAGTGCCAACAGATAGGATACCAGCACCTAGTGCTGTGAATCCCGCAGCGCCAGCACCTGCTGCTGTACCTCCTGCACCAGCAGCAGCACCGAGAGTGGCTATGCTGGAAGCAGCAGACAAACCAGCCAGTGCAACTGGTGCTAGTGCCATTGCGAAAAGCCCTAAGGCTCCACCAAAGACAATAAAATTACCTACGCTTTCTTTCATTTCGGTATCCATTCCATTAAAAAATTCTACTAGTTTTCCAGCAAAACCGCCTAGTGTTTCTAACATAGGCTGCACCGACATGACAATCTCTGTTGCTAACAGTTTGAACTGTTGCATTACTGGTACTGTTGCTTGGATCGCATCTTCAAATTTCTTTTGGACATCAGCGCTCTTTTTCATTTCTTGCTGGTTTCTTCTGTAATCTCCAATATTCATCCCAAAAATTCTTTGGGCCTCGTTCATATCATCAATACCAGCGGCAGCGGCAATCGCTTGTTGTTCAAACTTGCTCAGGTCTTTGAAAGCAACGCCTTGTGCTTGAACAGACTCTATCAGCGTCTCGATCCTCTCATCTTCTGACATCATAAGCATTTGTGTTGTAGACAACTGGGTACCTAAGAGAGCATTCATTTTCGCTGCTCCTTCTGCTGCCCCTTGGAATGTGTCAAATTTCTTTGCGATACCCATCAGAGTGCCGGTTTCAACACCAGCAGCCTTAGCGGCTGCGGCAAGGTTAGTAAAGATGTCAATAGATCTATTTCCGTAAACGGCTAGTGTTGGTAGCGCGGCATTGAAATCTTTGGTCATTCTAGCAGAAGAAATACCCAGTTGTGCTCCCATCGTTGCCAATTGTTTTTGAACGTCCTGTGCTTGTTCTGCTGTCATTCCTAGGTTTAGGTTCAAAAACTGAAACGTATCGGATGCTGTTTTCCCATCTACTCCTATTTTATCAAGTTGAGCAGTGGTTGCAACGAGTCCTACTTGAGCGTCTTTGTTCATTTTAGCAAAGTTAGAAGTATTTTCAGCCAAACTAGCGGTTGCTTTACCGGCGTCTGCCATTGATACATTTAATAAGTTCGTTTCCCGTTGGGCTTCAAACATCGCATCGGAAAATTCATACCCAGCACCAGTTGCTTTAGCAAGTTGCGCTCGAGCATCATCGAAATCCTTCATAAGTTTTATTGAATTTTGTATAACCGTTCCGATCAGGTTTTGTAGATTGAAAATACTATTGAAATCTTGTATGAATTGTTTTCTGGCTGCGCTTCCTTCTCTACCAGATTGCGTTAGTGCTTTTGTAACAGATAAAGTTGAGGCTAAAAATGAGTCTTGGAAATCGGTGGCTAGACCTAGCGACCCAGCCATTTTACTCAGCATTTTTTGATTTGTTTTACTATATTTTACTCTCGCTTCTTCTAATGATTTTAGTTCTCGAAATCTTTCTACTTGTTTTTTCAAATCACCGTTCATATCAGAAAGTGATAGGTTTTCCTCATCAAGCAGGGCGTTCATATCCATTTGTTGGCCTGCTTTGACGTCCATCGCTTCCCTTAGTTCTTCATTTTGGGAGAGTATACCCTCTAAAGCCGCTAGTTCGTTTTCTCTCGCTGCGTTTGCGTTTCCTAAAAGAGACGCAGTTTCTGCTAGTAGAGTGTTATACTTTGCTTGTTGCAGTATTTTTCTTTCATTGGCAGCAATAGCGGCCTCTCTACGTGCTTTATCTTCTGGTTTCTCTTCGCCTTCTGGTGCAGACAAATCAGTTTGTTTTCCTTTTTTTCCACCCTTACCGGAACCAAGATTGTCAACTTTTTTTGACAATTCTTTGATTGCGGCAATCAGTTCCTTATCAGCCTCAGATAGTGCCATAATATATTCCTTCCTCTATCAAAAATAAATAGTAGTTAGATAAAAATGCAATTACTTCCGGAAGACTCTACCGTTTCTTTTGGGACTTTTTGAACTCTTTTGCTTCATCATCATATTGTTTTTGAAGTCTTTTGACAAACCAGTCTCGTAAACCAACAGGTAAATTGTAAGCCTCCATGAAACTCCACCCACCAAAGTGTTTTAGTAGAAAAAACTGCTCATAAACTGCTTCCATATATTTATCTGTCAGGCCAAAAAAAGTCCGTTCCAAATGGAACGTCAACCTCCTCTTCGTACCCACAGGATCTACATTTGAAATTTTCTCTAATCTCAATGTTTGGTGTAACCGCTTTTATACACATTTTAAAATGCCTAGAGTCTATAACTGGCATTTGGTCCACATATTGGTCTATAACTTCTCGATTATCATGACCCTCAACAGACAAAATAAGTCTTTTAAATTGATTAGTTAGAAAATTTTCTTCATCAGTACTCTTCATATTTCTAATAAATTCTGATAATATCATTTCGTCTTCACCGTTCATCAGCCTAAAGTGAACCTCAAAACTGGTCAGTGGCATTTTTGTTTTGTAAATACCACCTGACACCTTTTGTATCACCTCTTCGTTCAGTGCGGCTAGATTTCCAACTATTTTTGGACCCCTAAGGTCAAACACTAGAGAGGTCTTCTTGGTGCACTGAGGGCACTTCAATACGGTTTCGTAGTCAAAGCCATACCCGCTTGCTCGAGCGGACACTAAAATAGCATTCTTGTCCCCTATAAGCAATGTTTTGGTATCAATAGACTTATCGATTATTATATTTTCTAAAAATCTCTCTAGAGCAATACCTTTCTTGAGTAAGGTTCTTGATGAAAGGATATCTTCGTCTTTTGCTGTCATAAAACGAATTTCAATTGTGTCTTCGTTGTGTAAAGGATGTCCTTCTGGATATCCCAAACCACTAGAAGGTAGTTCAACAAATTCTGTTGGGGCAACAAAGTTCAAAGGATTGAACTGGGCTGGAGTATCAGAGTGTTCTGGTTTGTGCCCACCCAGCCTATCTTTATTTCTACTCAAATTTCACCTCTATTTCGTTTGTTTTGCATAATCATAGGCGATAATCATTGTTATTTCTACCAAATCATCGTCTGAATACGCCAAAGATCCATAATTTACGGATTTTATCATAGTGTTGAACAATTCCCACTCTTCAACTGCTGCACCGGAACTGTCTAATTGTTGAATCGTCATCACCGTTGCATCAGATCCGTCAAAATTGCTCTTTTTGACACCAGAGATGCCTTCATCTGGTGTTTTATAGTCATTAGCTTGAATAAACCCTTGCAACTGTTTTACTTTGGAATCTCCGATGTCGGCCATAACTATGTTTATGTCATTCCAAGTCAATATGCCGGGATATTCAAACTTTTGGTTTATAATCGTGTATTGAGTGGTACTCACTTCAAAAGATGGTTTATCCAAAGACTTAACCCAGTACCAGTCGCCGCCATTTTCATTGTTACCCAATAGTTTGAATCTAAATTTACGAGTCGGCTCAGCCGTGTTTTCTTTCCAGAAAGCCATTTATGCCTCATTAAGTTGCAGGTGGGAAATAAGTTTGCCCATCAACTTCACAAGTAGCCCAGTCATATTTCAAAGTAACACTTAGTTCTCTCAAGTCGTCGGATGAGTAATCATAAGATCCTAGGTTTGCACCAAGAATGAAGCAATTATTCAATGTCCAAGTTTCTATGATCCCGCCATCTTCGTTCAAAGCAGTAATAACACAGTTTACTTGAGCCGCCTTTATTTTTCCAATTGTAGCAGGGTTGTCGGTTTCACCTTTGATTAGGTAACCAGATTTTTCTAACATGTCGTTAATAATACTAACGGCATCAGGGTCACTTGGATCAACTAGTGTCATTTCTACATCTTCCCAAGTTGTTCTACCGGGAAAATGATACTTGTTATCCAGATAATCATGCTCTACTGAGTTGACTGAAAAATTTGGGATAGCAACTGTTTTAGCCCACCAAAATGCTTGAGAAGGTGAAATACTACCACCATCACTAACTCTTCCAAATTGAACTTGAAAGCGATATTGTCTTTTTGGCGATACTGTGTTTTCTTTCCAAAATGCCATGTTATTGATCTCCTGTTATAATAAATAGTGGCTTACTAAAATTCGACTCCAGATCTTGTAATGATGAAGTCAATTGCGATAAACTCAATAGATCTTGCAGGTTTTACAAAAATCTTAGCGTATAGAATGTTTCGATCAATTAGATCAGGTGTTGTGGTGGTTTCATCGAGAACCAATTTGTACTCAGTGATACCTAGGTCTGCTTGGACAGAAGCAAGAACTTGATTTGCTTGAGCCTTGAAGCGGTTCCAAGTAACTTGGACGTTCTGATCAAACAAGATCGTATCGGCAATAATTCCAATTTGTCTTTTCAGATAAATCATCAATCTACGAACGTTGATTCTGTCCAAAGCAGACGCGTCTTGTTGTAGGGTCTTTTGTCCAAATATAACAGTGTCACCTGTTGAAGGGAACTTAGCGATTGGGTTCACACTTAGTTCGTACAAGGTATCTCTGTCTGCTTTTGTTAGGTGTAAACTAGTACCGATAACAGCAGGGCCCGAGGTACCACCTAGTCTCGCCAAACCACCGCGATTGAACCCCGCTGGGGCAAACCAAGGCTGTGACAAGTTATCGGATTTTGCAATTGCACCAATTGCGGCAACAGAAGGAGGAGCCTCTAAGATAGTGTTACCATCGTTTAGGGTGTCTCTCATTCTGACATTTGGGAAATACGTAGCAGCATAGGAACTATCGATCTGTCTTGTTAATAGTGTCCCTTTCAATGTTGAGATGGACGCTACTTGAGCAGAAGATTCAGTTTCCCATGTGTCTCTGGCTATACCATCGACATCCATAACGGCTAAACAATCACCTCTGTCTTGTGCTATGCCGATCATTTTATCACCAAGCGAACCATTGATAATACCCGGCATAGACATCAATTCACAAGTGATATTCTCTTTGTACCTAACCATTTCAAGTGCCTGATCGATTGTGTTATAAGCATACCCATCAGTTGTTCCATCAGTGATTCTTGTGTCACTAAAAGGATTAGCATAACGAATATCTACACCATCAGCACCACCGAAGAAAGGAGCAGCGAATTGCTTGATTCCTAAATCTAGAGCACCTGATGCGCCAAGATGATAGTTTATACTATCTCCACTGTCAAAAGATCCTGACTCAAAGAAATATGTTGTGGCACCCACTGAGGATGATTTGATATCGTCTAAAGAGAAGACCTGAGCAGAACTCGAGAGTGCATCACTTTCTTCTAAGTGCATTGTGAAATTCTTTCTTTTTCTTGCAATGTCTGCAAAACTACCATCATGATGACGCCTGTTTGCTAAAGCATGTCGCAACCCATACATCGCTGTGGCGCCATAATCAGAGCCAACATTGGTACCCGTGGTTGTTAAACCAAACACAGGCCAATCAAAAGATGCTGTGTAGCCGGCAGGGATCCCATCAAGAAAAACACCTTCTTGATTTCCTTTCATCAATGAATTTCCACCATCAATCCAATCAAATTCAGTAACAGCTGATGCCACATCCGCCATTCCTCCTTTCACTGTAGGAATAGAATCGGCGTCTTTCTTTTGCCCTGCCCATCCGAATGGGGTGTCAAGCTTGTTGGCATCAGATGATACCTCAACCCGAACGTACCCAGATATATTAGGATATTGCCCAGATTGAGTAAACTTTCCTAAAGTTTGGTTCCAAGTTTCAGAAAAGTCACCTATGCGTTTTGATATAAAGTTTGAACTATTAGGGTTCAAATTTACTCCAGTATAAGATTCAACGACGTAATCACGATCAATGGTTACCGCTCTCCTCACGATCTCTAAAGTAAAAGAAGCGTTAGGGTTTAGACCTGAGCCTGTTTTTATATCTTTGATAACACAGTAAAAATCTTTTTGAAATTCTTCACCGCTATTCAAGGCAATCAATCTAAATAATTTCTTTTGTTCAGTATTTACTCCTAGTTTCGGACCAATAAACCAACCTGATTTGGCCTCGACTAAGTCCTGCTCAAAATCATCAGCGGCAATGTTATCAGATCCATCAAGACCTAGAATCCATGCATAAACTTTACCAGTCTCGCTATTCGTAACTTTGCTTTTTAGGTCAACATCAAAAGTCTCTCCTAGGAAATATTTTTTGTTTGTACTAACAGTCTTGTTATAGTTTTTATCATTCTTTATTTTTGTTGGATCAGTGTTTAGGACGTTTCTAATATAATTCGCAGAAGACTCGTTGAAGTTTACATTTGCATATTCAACACTACTACTTCCACCATTCACAACTAGTGTAAGACCATAATCATTAGCGTTAGTCATAACAGCGGTACTCGTAAGTCCGTTTGCATGTTTTAGTTTTGCCGGTTGATTAGACCCGCTTGGTACCGTACCGCTCAGTGCAATTTGTGCTCCATTTGTGTAAAATATTGCCGCAAGAGATGCATTAGCCTGAAAGGGGGTGTTTGCAGAGGTACTGGTATCTTCGTTACCACCTGAAGCAGCCAAGAAGAGACCGAATGCCGCTTTTGTCCCGCTTATACTACCAGCACTATAGGTGGTTCCCATTTTCCAACCTGCAAGATTGGTATTGTCTTTTCCCAAGCCAAGTAATCGAATATATTTTACAGGACCAACACCGGCGGCTAAGTATGCTTGAGCAGCATAAGCAGCGTAGTTTGGAGCAGCAGTGTTACCTTGTCTCCAAGGGTCACTTTGACGGACGCCATCGATTGGTCTTCCAAAGACATCAATAAAGTCACTAAGGTTTTTTATTTTCACCGGCTTCATAGCGGGGCCAGTTCTGGCACGACCAATCAAAATAATACCATCCGCTTCTTGTGCTGGTGGCAATTGGGATTGATCAATCTCTCTTAGTTGAACTCCCGGTGAAACAAAGTCAAATTTAGCAGGCATCTAGTATACTCCTTCAATACATTATTCCTTTTAAATAGTTAGGAAATTACCGAAAGACAAAAATCTATTTGCTTTATTTTTTTACCAAACTTTACTCGTCAATAGAATACCAAGCATCAGATGTCTTCTTTCTGGAGCCGCCTAAGTCAAATTCATCCTCAGGTCTTGTCTCGGTCTCTGTTTCGGTAGTTTCTTGTTCGGATGTATCGTATGTTTGTTGCTCATTTGAAGCCGGTGGGGTATTTGAAGAAACGGTATTTAGACCAACCGCCACATTACGACCTATAACACGCTCTCTAGATACTACTATATCAACTGCATTTTGTTTTCTGATAACAGCAGGGGCATCATCAAAAGTAGTTATATAACCAAGAACTTTTATTTGAACTTTACAGGTGAACATTCTCTCATCGGAACCTAGGGTATTTATATTGTTCTGGACAGAGTAGTCAGATTGAATAAACGCCTCATACTCATAGCCATCATGTCCGATTATAGCAACATTCTTTTCATCAATAACGAAAGCAGGCAGGATTTGATTCATTTGTTGCTGGTATTCAGTCCTTAGGTTTATTTCATACATACAAGTGACATATGTTGGCTTAGGTATCAATATGGTTTCGTATACTATCTTTCTATTTGTAGATGGGCCTGTTTCATCACCTAGGGTCGGTCTTTTGTTCTGGTCTGCATTGGCGAAATTTCTTGTTTTTTCTTGTTTGATTATTTTTGTAATCGCAACTCTACTTCCATCTATAGCAGAATCTGGCGGGTAATAAGATCTATAAGAGCCTCTAAAGTCGGTGTCTCGAGACATACTAGTTCGGCTTACGGTCATTAGTGGTAATTTTAGCTTTCCTACGCTATCTCTCAAGTCTTTATTGTTTTTTATTTGATAAGATCTTTCGGCTCCTAACCATATAACAGGAACCTTACTGTAGCCTTGGTTTGTATTTGAATATATATTCAGGGTTTCGTCTACAAATCTCTTGACTGCCATATCAATTGTTTCAAATGTTGAGGCAGAACCTAATATTTTACTCGGCATTGAATAGTCCCTCTCTTGCTCTTATGCATTCCGCTTGTATTTCAAAGCGAGATTCTGGTTGGCCGAATAATAACTTCGGCTCAATCAGTTTTACGATTTCATAAAATATATCACCAAACCTTACAAAGTCTCCTTCCCTTACAAAAAGGTTTTGGTCTTCGGTCAACCTTCGCTTGTGAAAATTTATTTTTATCTTGGTTGCTTTATCTATTGCAAAATTGTCCATATCAGAAGTCTCAACACCTTGGTATTCTACCAAAGCAAAAACCCTGACAGGGTGTAAAAAAGTTTTTTCTATGGCTTCTCCGTACAGAGGGTGATAATCTGTATGGTCGATGTCGATTGGGAAGTATAGAACTTGTTGACCAACAACGCGCTCTATTATTTCGTCATTGACTTGTTTTACTAAATCCTTTTCTTTTTCTCCAAGAAACATTGGAGGTGGTGGCTGGGTTGGTCTTGTCCATTTACTCATTTATTTACCCCACGTATATCTTGAGAGGCGCTTTGGCAACAATCGCGTCTGTGTTTTCTACAAATGCTTTATCTGTTTCTGCTAATTTTGCATACAACATTTCATCAAGTTGCTTGTTCAATTCTTCCCTTAGTGTAGTTTGTTCGGTAGCCGCTTGGCCAAGTAAGTCGGATGCGTTCAACGAAACATTATCGCCGGGAATAGGTATTGATCCTCCAAATTTTCCTCGAATCTGCCCTAGAGTTTCTTTTGACAAAGCCAAAGCAAATTTTCTGATCCACTGCTGCCCCATTGAATTGATGCTGTCAAATGGTAAGTTCTCAAATGGCATATTGTTCACATTATTTACACCGTTTAGCCCAGAGTCATAAGATCCACTGGTATAGGCATTATTATCTTCAATGCTGAACCTGAACCAAAATTTGTTTGGTGTAGCTCCACTGTCAGGGGTGGGATATAATCTAAGTTTATTGTCATTTATCTCATAAGAATAGTGAGAAGTTCTAGTATACAAGTGATCTTCATACTGTATCGCCTGCATCTTATTTTGCCACACGGGAATTATATTGAAACTTGAATCATCAGCATATTGTCCATACGTGTGATAATCGCCAACAACATTCAAACCACCATAATATCCGTAAAATCTCCACATTTGTCTAGGGGTAACATAATATACCTGTCTGATTTTTATTCTTTTATCGCCGACAAGGCCTTCATATGGCACACCACCAGCCACAGCAGATGCGCTTACAATATGTTGTAAATCATAATCTTGCTGTCCGGTAACAGAATCAAAAGAAGCAGAATAGAGAGGCTCGGTTCCACCAACAAGGGCTTCTGATGAAAATTTGTCCGCTACCCTGAAAGCATAATCAAAAACAAACTTAGGATATTTTGTTGATTTATCATCTGTACCGCTTATGTTTCCTTTATGATCAAACGAGCCCGTAGCGGATCCTAAGGCACTCCCTAGGGCGTTTCTCGCTTGATGGAGGTTCACGATATAGGAATACTCTAGCACGGCCTCCTCGTAGTGATTATAGACGTTGTCTGCTGTCAATTCAATATCTAATACATCACCCCCTAATCTTTTATATGTGTAAGCAACCTGTGCTGAAGCACCAGATAAAAATGTATCGGTTGAATAAAAACCAATAGCCAATGAATCAGAAACATCAGACTCTGATCCAGTCGATGGGAGAACAATAGCAGATGTATTTGAACTCGGTGTTAGACTGGGAAACGACATAGAAAACCCTCCGCTAACTCTAATTAGTTGTCATTAATAGAAAACCTCCGATGCAATTTATACACCGGAGGTAGAGTAACACACTCACACATTATTTCTTGGAGGAGATATTTGATTTAGTTGTTTTTTTTGCTTTCATCGTTGTTTTACGAGGAGCGCGTTTTTTCGTTGTTTTCTTTACCTGAGCCTTTGGTGCCTCTTTCTTGACTTCAACCGGTTCGGCTTCTGTCTCAAATTTTGGCTCCTCGAGAACAACTGGTTCTTCTACAGCCGGCTCAGGAATTTTAGTTTTTAATTCTTCAATTTTTTGTGAATTACTCACAACAGGAGTAGGCTCTGGGAGAACATTTTGTTCCCCTAGGAGCCTTTCCCTCTGCATGAGTATCTTTCTTCTTTTTGCTTTACGACCCATTAGTTACCTCTTATGCAAACAATGCTCTTGATGCAGCGTTGGCAACCACAACTGTTCCAGTAACAATCCAAAAAGTTCCGTCACAGAAACACTCAATAACAGTCCCTTCCTCAACAGCGTGAGAAGAATCACCCATTTTGATGTGAGTTGCAGCAGAACCATCAGAAACAGCGTTGTTTCTCAATTGCCATGCGGAGCCACCACTATTGTCTTTGGCAATTGAAGCAACTGCCCCTTTCATTTTGGCTCCTACAGCATTGATTCTAAATGCTGTAGCGGCTGTAATGGCATCTACAAGAATGAACTTGAAGTAAGCACCATCTTGAACGGCTGGTAATGTAACTGTAGCGGCAGCAGAAACTAGATACAATTCTCCGGTTTCAGCGCTTGCGATTGTTTTGTCACCGGTAATTTGTTCTACTCTTTGACGACTTGCGA